CCATCGGTGAGACGCGCGCTGTGCGGTTCCTGGAAGCCGGAAAGGACGGCATGCGGCTACCTGTGCTGCTGAACTACTTCGGCGCACACACAGGGCGCTGGAGCGGGGGGAACCGTCTTAACCTGCAGAATCTTCCACGCGGTGGCGAGCTGCGTCGCGCCATCCTGGCTGAACTCGGCTGGGCTATCGTCGTGTGCGACTCGTCCCAGATCGAGGCCCGCGTTCTGGCCTGGCTGGCTGGCGAGACCTGGTTGGTCGAAGCGTTCCGCGAAGGACGCGACATCTACTCGGAGTTCGCCTCCGGTATCTACGGTCGCCACGTTGACCGCAAGAAGCCGCTCACAAACGAGAAGGGGCAGTACCTCAACAAGGAAGGCCAGGTCGTGCCCTCCAAGGACATGGCCTACTTCCCCGATGCCCTTGAAGGCTTCGTGGGCAAGGTCTCTATCCTCGGCTTGGGCTACGGCATGGGGGCGCTCAAGTTTGACCACACACTTCGGTCTGGTGCCATGGGGCCGCCGGTAACTCTTCCTGAGGGCATGCCTGCCGAAGTCGTGCAGTTCTACCGCCGCCAGAACCCGAACATCGTGGCTCTGTGGAAGAAGATGGACTACATCATCTTCTGCATGGCGTCTGGTATCGAAGGCACCTTCGGACCACTTTCCTACGGGAAGCACTACATCCGTCTGCCAAACGGACTGTTCCTTCACTACCCGGATCTGACCGGCACGTACGATGATCGCGGTCGGTTGACTGACGCCTCGTACGAAACGCGCAAAGGCCGCGCCAAGCTGTACGGAGGACTCCTCACCGAGAACGTAGTCCAGGCGCTTGCGCGCATCATCGTCGGCGATCAGATGCTTGAGATCTACGATCTGGGTTACCCGATCGCTACGATGTCGCACGACGAAGTCGTCGCCCTGGCCAAGATCAAGGTCGCCGACAAGTGCTTCAAGCAGATGCTCGCGATCATGCACACCCCGCCAACCTGGGCCCCTGACCTTCCACTTGCAGCTGAAGGCGGATGGGCGGAGAACTACAGCAAATGACTTGGGATCCTGAAGCTGTTGGAAAGGCCGCGCTTTTGGCGCACCCACGCACGCAGCTCGTAGTATCTGTGAACAGCCGAGAGAACTTTGTGCATTGGGCTCGCGATATTGCCTATGACGCCATCATAGGGTCTGCTCAACTGGGCGAACCTGATGGCGTTACTGCTTTCGTGAAGTTCATTGCTGACAAAAAATTTCCTGACCGGGTAGCAGCCGCAGTGTATGACGAACTCCGGAGGGGAGAGTGAAGAACACCACCATGGACCGCTTCATCGTCGCCAAGAACCGCGGGTACACGGGTAGCCTTCGCGAGTTTCAGCAGGAGCTCAAAGCCAGTGGCACCCTGGTGATGAAGGAACGCAAGCGACCGCCTCAGAAGCGCAAGCCGCGTGAACTGGAGCGGCACATCAGCTACGTGGTGGAGCGGGCGAATGACTCCTAGTGAAATTCTTGGTTTGGGTCCCGACGCCACGCTCGAAGAGATCCGCACTGCGTTTCGCCGCTTGGCGATGAAACACCACCCTGACCGTGGAGGCGACCCCGAAACTTTCCAGAAGATCCAAGCGGCTTACGAAAAGCTCAAGAAGCCTGCGCGCTGCACAGTGTGTGGTGGCAAAGGCGTCATCCGCATCAAACGCGGGGCCTTTGTAGATAAAAGTCCCTGCCCTACTTGTTGGCCCACGAAGGACATGTGATATGGCTTCGATCGGTGGTAAGATCGACGCCCTCTTCGCGCTGCGCGAAAAGAAACGCAAGCACGAAGAGGGCATCAAGGAACTTGAGAAGCAGATGGAGGTGTTGCAGGCTGAACTCATCACTCAGCTGCAAGCGGAAGGGATCAGTTCGAGCCGCGGGAAGACGGCTACGGTGAGCATCTCGGAGAACGTCGTCCCCCAGGTGGAGAACTGGGACGAGTTCTACAAGTACATCAGCCGCAAGAAGTATTTTCATCTCCTCGAGCGTCGTCCGTCTGTCTCTGGTTGCCGGGAGCTGTTCGAGAAGAACGGGCGCATCCCCGGCGTTGTCCCCCACACGCGTGTCACCTTGAACCTGCGCACCGCGAAATAGGAGCGAGAGCAAATGGCAGCAAAGAAAGCAGCACCCCGCGTCACGTCCAACCTCCCGGCTGTGGTCACCCTGGCCCAACTGTCCGAGGAGAGCAAGGCCATCGCCTCGCGCATCGGCGCCGCCAGCGGCGACCGCATTCGATCCGAAGGCAACGTCAAGTTCATCCTTCCCGACGGCTCCGAGGGCACCGAGCTCGAGTGCGTCGTGCTCGACTTCATGAGCCACAACCTGTTCTACGATCGCGCGTTCGATCGCGACAACCCGGTCCCGCCGGCGTGCTTCGCCATCGGCCCTGAACCGACGCTGCTGACTCCTTCGGACAACTCACCTGTCGCGCAGTCCGAGACGTGCTCTGGTTGCCCGATGAACCAGTTCAACACGGCAATGGGCGGCGGCAAGGGCAAGGCCTGCAAGAACACGCGTCTGCTCAGCCTGATTCCGTTGTCGGCATTCGACACCCCCGATACGGAACACCCGATCTGGACCCTGTCGGTGCCCCCAGCTTCCATCGGCAACTTCGACGCGCTCGTGCGCACTCTGGCGAGCAAGCACAACACCGTGCCGGTCGGCGTCGTCACTTCGATCACGCTCGGCGAAGGCCAGTACTTCTCCCCGAAGTTCTCCATCGTGCGCCCGCTGACCCAGGACGAGCTGAACTACTTCTACCCGCGTCGCGCCGAGGCCACGGCTCGCATCACGGCTGAGCCCGATGTGTCGGGCTACGAGCCGCCGCCGCAGCGGAAGGCCCCTGCTCCCAAGGCGCCCCCGCCGAAGGGCAAGCGGTAGCTTCAACGGGAGACTGGCCGCAGGGATTGCCCCGGCTACGCCTTGCAGAAGCCTCGGCGTCGAGCGTCCAGACGCACAACCGGAACCACCCAGCGCCCAGTCCTCCCTCCCAACACCCGGCAGCCGGTCCGGGTCTCCACCGGCAACCTCATCAACTGAAGTGGAGCAACGAACCATGGGACGTCCCAAGAGTGTGATCCTCTCCCCGGCCGAGACCAAGGCGGAGATCAAGGCCAACAACGCCCAGGCCAAGGAGCTGCAGGCCGCGGTCAAGGCCAACGAAAAGGCCCGCAGCGACGCGGTGAAGGAGTACGACCGCGTCGTCAAGGCCGCCGAAAGGGCCCGCGACAGCTCGCTCAAGTCCTTGGAAAAGGAGATCAAGCGCCTGACCAAGGAGATCGACGCGCTGACCGCCAAGACCACCAAGCTGCGTGGCGCCGTCGAGACCCCGACGGCCTGAGTCGACGACCTGCCGTGGTGAACCAAGGGCTCTCTTCGGAGAGCCCTTTTTGATGGAGGATCTGATGGACCTGATGATCGATCTTGAAACACTGGACACCGCTCCGACCGCCGTTGTTCTCAGCATCGGAGCGGTGGTCTTCGACCCGTACACCGGCGCACGCGGACCTTCGTTCTACAAGGAACTCACCAACTTCCTGGAGCAGCAGACCGGCGTTGGTCGCACCATATCCCCCAGCACCATCCTCTGGTGGATGCAGCAAGAAGCTGGTGCCAGGGACGTTTTCGCCAAACGTGAAAACAGCCAAACCCGCTGCAGCCCTCTTTGGGCCTTGTGCGAGTTCAACGACTTCGTCAAGGAGAACGCCATCCAGAACGTGTGGGCCAAGGATCCTGACTTCGATGTGGTGATCCTGCGTTCGCTATACCAGACCAACGCCCCGGACCTGGTATTTCCGTTCAAGTACAGCGCAGGCCGCTCGGTACGCACGGTCGAGGCCATGCCGTTCGCTCATCTGCGCGACAAGCCGCCGGTGGCGCACAACGCCCTGGAAGATGCCCAGGCTCAGGCGTTGTCCATCATGTCCGCATTCGCCGAATACCGCGCCCTGATGGAGAGGAACTGATGCCTCAGTATCCTGTCATTGGAATCGCAGGTCCGGCGCGCGCCGGCAAGGACACCGTGGCCAGCTACATCCTGGCTGCGCGTGGATACGGCTATCGCTACGGTTTCGCCGATCCGCTCAAGCGCATGCTGCTCGCGCTCAACATCGACTGCACCGACCCGTTCTGGGTCGAGAACAAGGAGAGCCCGATCCCGGCTCTCGGCGGCGTCAGCCTTCGGTATCTGATGCAGACCCTCGGTACCGAATGGGGCCGTCAGCTGGTGCATCCCGATCTCTGGGTGACCCTGGCCAAGCAGCAGTACGCAGACGCCGGCCCCGGTATGGTGATCGCGGACGTGCGCTTCGAGAACGAAGCCAAGTGGATCCGTGCCACTGGCGGCCTGGTCATCCATATCCGTCGCACGAACGTGCAGCAGGTCAAGCCGCACGTCAGTGAGTTTGGCGTGGCCATCGAACCGACGGATGTGTGCATCAGCAACAACGGAACCCTGGAACAGCTTCACGCAGCTGTATCGGAGATGTTCGGCCATGAGTGATCGAGTCTTGCTTCAAGTCATCAAGCGAAACGGACTGCCGGAGTATTCGCCGGTGATCTATTGCCACTGGTTGGGGGGCGGGGCTGTAGAAGCCGTCAAGCGCCTCGCAGTGCGCATGGACAAGCGACGTGGCGATGTGGACTACATTGCGGCGCGTCTTCTTCAAGAGGCAATAAACGGCGACGGTGGGGACACAGGCTTCGGTCTCATGAACGTCAACAGAGTCCTCACCGCAGAAGATTCGCATGGAGACGCCGGCATCATCTTGGTCAATGCTGATACCTTCGAGATGACGTTCATCGGCGGGTATCTGAGCCATGGCCACGGGTCCTGAGAACCGTTTCATCAAGAGCATTCATGATGCCCTCCCCGGGGGGCATCATGAGAAGATGAACAACCCATACCGGCGTGGAACTCCGGACGTGTTCTACAGCGGCAAGAAAGGCGACCTCTGGGTCGAGTACAAGTACATCGCGAAAGTACCGAAACGAGCGAACATCCTTCCGGAACTCTCGCAGCAACAACTGGAGTGGTGTGAAGCCCGCTATCGCGAAGGCCGCAACGTTGCGGTCATCGTCGGCACCCCCAAAGGCGGCGTTGTGTTCCGGCAACTGGAGTGGATGTCTCCTATGTCGGCAGATGATTTTCAACACTATTTGCAGTCGAAGAAAGACATCGCACTCTGGATCTACAACCAGATCGGAGATGCTGCGTGTCGCTCCTCACTACACTCACTCATGCCAACCGAGTAGCGTTGGCGGTGTACAAGCTCCTGGCCACTGGAGTCTTGGGTTACTTCCTGATCAAAGATGTCGTCAAGGATCGCCGTCGTGGTCGCCGGCTCTGAGTTCAAGACGATCAAGGAAGCAGAAGCCGTCGTCGGAGGACTGAGCTACCCTTCGAAGATGCCCGGGCTCGCCTATGGCCTCCCTGCACGCCGATGTCAGATTGGTTCTATCTTGGCCAAGATCAACGGCTCTGTGTGCTCCAGCTGCTACGCTCTGAAAGGTCGGTATATGTTTCCGAACTGTAAGGCCGCAACGGAGCGTCGT